AAAATTACACACTACACACTAGGTCTAGGGTAATACTATTGCCTAGACCTAATGTGTAAAATAAAAATATTTCAGTTTTCGCTGCTGTTTTATCCGGTCCGGATCTAAGCATCTCTTACAAATCAGTATATGTAGCATCAATACTGAAACTAACCCTACAGGGCTGTGATGTTGCTGGGTATGCTGAACCATTGGCTGCAAAACATACCCAAGAACAAAACAAACCCCTAGTAGAAGGATTCAAATCTAAATCCTCATACCTCACCTTACTAACACAATGTTTAGTAAGATCCACACTGAAATCGCGACTAAACGCAAAATCATTGTTAGTATACGATTGCTGCGCAACCGCAATACCCGTTCCACCATAAGTTGCAAATCCAACCTTGAATTTCTTTCTTACCACGCATACATACCTGTCCTTGTTGATAGGCGCCCAACCATCCACAACATCGTTGCGGAAATCAGCTGAACTACCACCAAATTGAAAGAAATCATTAGCCCCAAAAGGATCAGGAATCACATTTGGGTTCGTCTTATCGTAATACACAAACATCTGCACCACAGTAGGCTGCGGCTGAGGATTAATGGCTAGATCATAGCCAATGGCAAATACACTACCCTTAATCGTAAGACGTTGTATCTGTATACGATTCCCAATACGCTCATCTTGAGATGTACCCTGAGCAATCTCCAAAGCTCCCGTATAAGGCGTAACAGGAATAATATTAGTAACAGTAGTGGTTGAATCACTACCCGCAATAGCCATATCCATACGCACATAATTTACTGTCTTTTTTTCTGCGCTCTTCTGGATAAGTTTCTTAACCATACGCTTAAGACCACTACCAGTAGAAACCTTCTTCGCAACCCTCTTAGGTCTACGAGAAGTCTTTCTAAAAGTCTTTTTAGAAGAACGTTTACTTGCCATCTTAATTAATTATGAATTAATAATGAAAACAATTAAACTAAAAATCACAATCAGGGGGCTGAGTGTTCTCCTCGTTCCCCGCTTCGCGGTCCACTTCGTCGGAACCCCCTCCCGCAAGTCGCCTGTCGGCTCCGGCGGGGTCCGGGGGGTTCGAATTCATATTTAAGCTGGGGAGTGAGCGTGGCAGGTTAAAGGTAGCCACCAGGGGGGGTAGAGGCCACTCCACTATATTAAATCTCCTATTGACTGCTGTCAACGTTTCCTCGTCGGTCCAGATCTGATCCGGCCGATACTGGGATGTGACAATAATCTTTCTAGGTCTTACCAACATGTATCCACCCTTCACTGGAGCTCGGAATGCATACCTATCGGACCACCGCTTCATGTCCCCTCCTTGTTTCACCTGGAACTTGTCAAAGTCGTCAATAATAACAACTTCTTCCTGTTTATATCCATCCCACCAACGCTCTTGGGGATCCTTGATGTAAGCTTCGGGATTTTCATCCCTAGCTCTTTTTGATTTGCCGCATCCGGAAGGTCCAACAAACCACTCATGCTCAAAATCACCGGATAACGTTTCAATTTTCCGCTTATTTTGCGCAATTCTGTCCACTGCATATTCTATCTGTTTCAAGTGCGAACACAGGATTTGTGGATCTACATCCTCCAATCTTCCTTCTTCAACAGCTTTTAATGCGCTGGCCCATCTTTCTTTTTCTCCGTCCCCTTTTTCAACTTGGGAAAGGGGTCTGGTGCCTTTTTCGAAGACGTCACCGTCCTTCTCGCAATACTCGGAAGCTTGCTTTGGCGTTCCCCGCGCAATCTCCCAATGAGCACGGGCAGAGTACTTCTTCAGTGCTCCTAGTGTCTTTGCATTCTGAAATGACACATATCCTTGTAGGTGCTGCGTTCCTGTTGCTCCTACTTCTTTGCCAAAGATTATGTATTTACAATCCCAACCTTTGACTGTTTCGACTTCGTCGATAGTGTAATTATTTAGAGTAAAACAAAAATTTCGAGATCTCTCCATTTTAGCAATTAATTATGAAAAAATTACACACTACACACTAGGTCTAGGGTAATACTATTGCCTAGACCTAATGTGTAAAATAAAAATATTTCAGTTTTCGCTGCTGTTTTATCCGGTCCGGATCTAAGCATCTCTTACAA